CAAAGTTTAATTATAAATAATAAAGATACTTTAATTTGTTTTAGTTCCGATAAGGCAAAGTTCTTAGCAAAGCAATACCATAAAGCTGAAGCATATTACTTATCAGATTCATTATGCCAGCAACAAGTTATCTTAAAAGGTAACCAGGTTAATTTGTACAAAAAAAATGAAGATAAGTTACAAACTATTATCGGAAACCAAGTAACTATAATTAAGTTTAAAGACGAAGAAAACAAATCACTAACTATTCAGATGAAAGGTTTAAACCTGGAGGTTAAAAAACAAAAGCGGTTAAAAGGAATAAGTATTATATTCGGAGTATCGTGTTTAGTGTTTGCTTTAGTTAAGTAATTACAAGCTATTTGTAAAATCCCTATAAAATTTTGCCCCCAATTGAAAAGCGTGATTTAACAACCATTCTATTTCCATATCAGTTAATAAATGTTCATTGCCTTTTGAAAAAATATTTGCTACTAATTCAATTTGTTGATCTGTAAGTTTGTTTTTTATATTATCCATTGTTTTTTTTATTAAGTTTTAAGCTATAAATTATTAAAATAATAATATGCGATATATATCAGTTTTTAATACATTTGTTATATAAACGTTCTTTGAGCATACCTTCAATAAGAATAAGATAATTAATTGCATCACCGATTTTTTCTTCAATATATTTATCGGTATAGTTTACAGCTCCATTATCAACAGCATCCAAAGTATCTTTAATGGATTGAAAGTGTTTAACAGCAAACTCCCAAGCTATTTTCTCGGGGCAAGTATGAAAGCTAATACCTACTGACTGTTTAAAATTATGAAACTTATCGGAATCAGTTGAATATTCTTTGCCTTTCGATAACATAATAGTTTTAATCAAATCAATTCTTTTTTCAATTACTTTGTTAAAATCGGTTACATTCATTTGAATCCTTTGTTTTCTATTAAATAATCATACAACTCTTTTATATCTTTATATTCTTCGTTTAGATCGGGAGTTCCATTAATACCATTCATCTCGTATAAATAATAACATAAATGATAATCTCCATTTTCGGTTAATACTTCAGTCCATAATAAATCATTTGCTCGACCAAGTTCATTAAAGAACTCTATTGTATCAATTTTTAAAGCATAAAGTTCATCTACTCTTTTATTGTGAGCTATTTGCAAATCAATAATTTGTTTAAATTTTTCGTAATTCATATTTTATTTGTTGGTTAGTTTCTACATTAAGTTTGTTTTTGTGGATAATATTACTTACTTCCATCTTGTAATTGCATATCATTATTGTTATCTATCTTTCTATACCCTTCCGACCATAAAGTTTTAGTTAATATTACGCTGAGTTTTACAATATCATCTTCTTCCAGTTCAGGAAGTAATATGTGTAAACTTTCGTGAGTTAATATCTCTAGGTGCTTTTTACCTTTCAATCTAATATCAAGTTCAATAAGATTTAATCCGCAATGAGCAAGGCCCCAAATATTCTCTCTGCCTAATTTTAAATATTTCACTTTAATTTTTTTATTCATAATTAAAAAGGTGCTTCATCTTTGTTTATAACTATTCCTTGATTTAAAAATTCTTCGTTATTTTCAGTTTTATTTGATTTAATCCAATTATCATAATTCGGCATCCCTTTATAATATCTTCCATTAACCCGATCCCAAGAAAATATGCAGCATCCAGTTTGGCCCCAATGTTTAAATTTAACCTTTTGTATATAAACTTCAGTTAGATTTGTTTCAAAGTTACGATAAACAGTTATACCATTTGATGTCTTGTTATAAAAATTAGCAGAACCACTTATCGAATATAAATTTGGAATCTCAAATAATCCTGTATTTTTATCCTTAGTTATTTTTGTTGGATGGGCCACTAAAAAACAATGTACTTTATTTTTTTCACAAAACATAACTATCTTATCCAGTTGCTCACTTATATATTTAGTTTCGTTACCATTATATTTATGATCTAATTTATTCCAGGCATCAATAACAAATGCTTTAATTCCTTTTTTCCTTACTAAACTTTTTACAGCTGCTAAGATACTTTCTAATTCAAAGTTTTCTGAAGGATTAATAAAATAAAAGTTATTAGCATGATAATCAATCATTTGTTTTAATTCATCACTTGATATTCTATTAAATCCCTCAAATGCTTTACCACTTATTTTTTCAGCAAACTTACTAAAATGTAATTCAAGTGGATGGTTTTCGGGAGAATATAAAGCTATCTTCCAATTATGACTAATATTTAATCTTGTTAAGATAAAGTCCAAAAATTCAGATTTACCATGACCAGGTATTCCAGTAATTGTAGTTAAGTAACCAGGTTGAAATTTAACAAACATATCAAATTCAGCCATTCCAATTCCATCACCTTTAGGTAAACCATTATTATAATAATTATAAATGTCATCAGTAATATCATTTGCATTAAAAACACCTTCAATCGGGAATTCTTTACGTTCTGACATGGCTTCAATTATGCCTTGAATACCATATTTAATTAAACATTCGTTAGCATCTTTACAATCTTTAAACCTAACATAAGTGCAGTTTTCAAATCCTAATCTTCGAGCTAATTCGTTTTGTAAATTTATACCTGGCCCATCGTTATCTAATGCGAGAACAAATTGTGTTTTATCGGAGAATGATTCTATGCAATTATCTAAATATTGAAAATTAATTTTACCAGTTCCAGCGCCATTGGGTACTGAAATACAATTTTTATAACCCGATTCAGCCATTGTTAAACAATCCATTTCACCCTCAACAATTATAATAGTTTCATTATCAATAGTGCAATCTAAATTATAAAATATCAATTCAGCATCTTTAAATAATTTAAAATCTTTACTTTTGCCTCGATATTTAATATTTATTAATTCTCCATTACGAAAATAATTAAATTGAATAGTGTTAATTTCTGCCTTATTTTTTGGCATCCATTCAATCCCTTCAGAAACTTTAAAGTCTAATAGTGTTTTTTCGCTAATTTTACGGGCTGTAAAGAACTTTTGAGCATCAAGTGAATAGTTAGTACCACTTTTAAATAAAGGTCGTTTATATTCAATTTGTGTGCGTTTCTCAAATTTATCTTTTTTTTCTACTAAAACAACTTGACAATGGTTGCACCTTCCAGCATTTTTTGTAAGATTGAAGCTAAAACATTTATCAGTTTTCTTTTTTCTTTGGTGAGAACAAACAGGGCAAAGCATTATATTTTCTCCTAATTTGTTAGCTTGTATGACATATTCGCTACGGTCTGCCAGGTTAATTACTTTGATTTCCATTAGTAAACCATTTTAGTTTTAGTTAAATCTTTTATTTCGTTTTCAGGTTTAAACCAAACAGCTTGTGCTTTCTGCTTCCAATTTTTAACTTTGTTACCTTTGGCATCCCTCCATTTAGAAATTGAATAATAATCATAAAACTTTTTAGCAGAAGATTCAGAGTAGCCATTTTCAAAAAAATAAAGTTTAATATCTTTTATATTTATTTCTTTTTTACTTTCTCTTTCTCTTTCTATTTCTATTTCTCTTTGTTCCGATGTAGGTTCCGAGATAGGTTCCGATGTAGGTTCCGAGATAGGTTTTTTATTTTGATTATTTAGGTTGTTAATACTTTCCCTAGTTGGCTTGCCTTTCTTACCTCCACGAGATAAATTTAATCTATTTTCGCAGCTAGGAATAAATAATATATTTTCGTTAATTTCAATAAGATTTAATTGTAATAATTTATCTAAAATCAAATTTAATTCATTTATCGAAACTAAAAATTTACGAACCCAAATATCTTTTTTTAGCTCAGTTTTATTATCATTTAACATTGCAAAATCAATAAATTCTCTATACAATCCACGTTCACTTAAAGATAATTCGAAAACACTATCTGAATTGCCCCAGTCCTTTGGATACCAAGTATAACCTAGTTTAGACATTATCAACCTCCATTCCTTTAATAAATGCAATTTCTTTTTTTAAATGCTTAACAAATTTAATGGCGGTTAATAAATCTAAAGCAATAAATTGATTGTTTAAATACTCCTGGTTGTCTGAAATGCTAATATAAATTTCATTGTGTTGATTTACATAAGCGACCATTTCACTATCATAATCTGAAATATCAGATGAGCAAAATACTAATTTTGTTTTTTCCATAATAATAATGATTTTAGGAGAATCAATAACCGTTAAATTAAAAAAGCCTAATGCTTTTGGAGTGTGCGCTCCGCCAGCAATAGGCTAAATAAGTAGTTATTAAAAGGCCCGCACAAGCCATAACTATTGCAAATATACTATAAAATTATTTCATAACCTAAATTAATAATAGTATTTTTTTTAAAGTACCAAAAAACCACATATTGTTGTTTTAAGTTATCGAATGCTAATATCGGGTTGCTACCTTTTATCTGATGAACCATAAAGTATTCTTTGAGGGCGTGTCGTAATCCAGTCATAAGTTAGTGTTTAAATTAGGTTATTAATCTGTGTTAAAATTAGGTTTTAGTATATTTTTCCGTTAATAATTTTTAGATTGTAAAAAGTATAATTGCCTGTTTTAATATCAAGTTCGCAATAGGCAAATCCTGTATTCCATTTATTTATTGGCATATAGTAAGGGGTTTTGCCACA